TCCAGCAAATACTGTAACTTTACCTAAAGGAATTCCTTTGTGAAAGTCACCACTTACTAGATAGTTTAATGCATAGTTACCAGTGCTGATCCAATCTGTAGGGTCATTAAAACCAACAGACAGGCCATCAATACTTTTTGTTATATCTTTTCTAAATTTACTTACGTCGAATGGTCTTGCCATTTGTTTAATCTCCAGTCATTGAAAAGTAGGGGGCTGTAACCCCCCACTATATAGTTTTACTTGTTGCTTTGACGTGATCTGATCATTGCTAGAATGTCTTCAGCACGTTGATTTCCACCTTCTTCGGCTGCTGGTGCAGTTGCACCCATTTCTGCCGGAGTTGCAACTGGAGCCGGTTGCATAACAGTTTCAGCAACTGGTTGAGCGACCGGAGCAGGAGACGATTCTGCTACTGGTGCCACAGGTGCCGCTGTTGCAACTGGAGTAGGTGTTGGAGCATTTGAGCCTTCAGGTCTAGCCATTCCAGCAGGACGATAGTATGATGCATACTTGTCCGGATCATATGCTTTTCCATCTACACTATCTTCAAACATTTGTTTAATAATAGCCAGTTCTGTTTCAGATGGTTTCTTTGGCAAGAAGTCATTCAAGTCAAACAATCCGTTTGTATCTACTGCTGACTGCTCTTCTTCAGTAATTGCAGTCTCTTTACGAGCCCAATTACTTGTTGAATAGTCTGCATAGCCACCTTTTGATGTCTTTACAACACGGAAGTCTAAACCTTTTGAGTAATCAGTTGGCATTTCTTCCATATCCGGGTCCATTAAACTTGCTTTAATAATATTAAACAGTTGTGGTCCCATAATGAATCTACGAACTGGATTCTCAGGAGATGTTTCTTCTAATGGATTATCACGAACAAAACCTTGGAATAAGTAAGATTTCTTTTTCCAGTATTTTCTACCCATATCTTCTAAAGAACTATCTTTAAACCATGGACGTACTTCTGCAAGAATTGGGCAAGAACCAGTTGGCTCCCACATTTCCATACATGGTACTTGTACTACTGTAGTTTTTGTTTCGTTATCACCTACAATACCTTGAAATGGTAAACGAATCATTGCTCGCTCTACCCAAAAGAATGTATTGTTAGGATTAGAGTCTGGAAGGAAACGAATAGTGGCTGTTTCGCCTTCGTTAATATTCCAGTGTGGATAAATGGCGTTGTCGCCATATGTATTGGAGTTACCGTTTGAACGGGTTTCTTGTGCTTGTAATTTTGCACGGATTTCTGCTAATGATGCCATAATAATTTGCCTCTTTCTGTTTAGCCATAATGGTTAGTTGTTGTTTTAATGCCTCGATAGCACATACAAGATCTACTTGTACTGCTAACAATTATATTTACCTTTGTAGTCAAAGTCAACCACTTTTTTTAAAATAAACATAATGTCTTGTTCTCTAAGCATGTACTTAATATAACATACTATATTAGTAAAGGTCAAGAGAAATCTGCATTTTTTTTGCATATAGTAGCGAATTATATACAAAAGGTAAGCAGACAACCTCTGACGCCTGTCGCTGTAACAGCGGTCCTAAGCGTTTACTTTAATCCGGCTAAGCCGAGTATTCTATCTATTTCTGATTGGTAATTAATATCTTCATTTTTTACTGCAAGATCATCGTCACCGTCACCATCTAAATCTACCATAATCCAGTTTTCACCTTTTGGATCTTGACTATCATGTTGACAATCTGTAGTTGGCTCGCCTAACATATCACCACACTCTTTACATTTTAGGCTACATGCTTCGTTAATACTTTCGTCCATTGGCTCTTCTGAATCTTCGTCTACTTTGTCTTCTTTTTTAGGAAGTTTATCTTTAATTAGACCTGCAATCTTCAGCATAGTTTCAAGTTCTTTATCACCTAGTGCGTTTTTCTGACTTTGTAAATCTGCTTCTGCTTTTTTAAGTGATTGTTCTAAATCTTCATCTACTTCTACTACTTTTTCATCCATTAGTCCAAGCTCGTCTAGCTCATCACTTATATACTGTACTGGATCTCCATCTCTGGCTTTCATAGTATCGTATGGCATATCTTCTGAATAGTAATCAAACAAATCCATATACAAATCAGTATCGTATACTGACATTAAATCATTACTCATTTGCATCTTTTTAGTTTCTGCAGGATGTTTTTTAAGTATATTAATAACATTTTCTTTGTCAGTATTTCTGGCTACTACTTGTGGGTAATCAGTATCATCTTCACTAACTGAACCAGCGTCATAATCAACTGCTACCATTAGCCTTTTTATTAATTGTTCATCAATATCATAACGTTGAATATTTGCTAATACCCATCTTTGTATGATTGGTCTTGCATCTGCATTTGGATCTTCGTCGCTTAACTCTCCAAGATCGTCATATAACTCATCATCACCTACAATGTTGCCTAATGCATTACTGGCATTTTGTGCATCTGCTCCAACTGGTAAAGGTTTTTGCATAAGTTTTTCTAATTCTTCTGCAGCCTCTTCTGTATCTGGAATTGCCCAAGTACCTTCAATTAGATTGTTAGCCCAACTTTCTAATTGATTGTCTTCAGTTTTTAATTTTTTCTTTGCTTTTGGTTCTGACATCTTAACGTTGCCTTTGAGATACTTTAGTGCAAGACCCATTGCCGCATTATATTGCTTGGCATTATCAGTATCAAGATCACCTAACGCATTAGCAAGTTCACTATCTACAGCGTTTAACTCTAAATAGTCAATTATCTTCATAATTATGCTTCTATTTTTTTGATCTTTTTCCTGGCCACTGCTCTTAACTATTTCAAGCTCTGCATTAAGTTCTGCTTGTGCTCCTGGATTATTTTGTACTTCAATAGCATCTGATGATTTTGCAAACTTCATTAAGTTATCTGCTCTGTTGGCAAGTTTTGCATCTTGCTCTTTTTCAAATTCATCATAATCCTTATCTGCTTGTGATACAGCCGGCTCTGCTTCTGCTACTGCTTCGTTATCATGTTTTTCATTCATTGCTTTAATTCCTTGGGCTAAACTTGGTAAAACAGAATCCACAATATTGTCTCTTTCAATGCGAATTAGTTTACTACGAATATCATCTAAGTCGGCTTGTTCAATAGTTGACTCTGTAGGCTCATATTGCTGTACATAAGTCTTATATCCTTTTGGACCTGATAATGTTTTTAAAGTTGCAACTAAACCAGTTGCACGTTGCTTTGCTTGTTCAATAATATTTTGTGCTTCATCTTGCTCTGCAAAATTATCTGCACGTTTAAATGCTTTTACAAACTTTTTAAGATCAATAACTTCCTGATTCATTTCATGTATGTGTTGTCCAAGTTCATCTACTTGATTTCCACCATGATTAACATGTTGTGCCATTGCTCTTGCACCTGCTAAAAATCTAAAAGGAAACTTTGTGCGTTCTTTTGCTGAATTTTCAATAAACAAACTGTGTATTTGTCTTGTTCTTGAACCACGTTTTTCTTCGTCTACTGGTTTAGAGTGCTTTATAACTAAACGTACTTCACCAATGTTTTGATAACTGGTTTTAAGACTTCCGTGTAGTTTGCTCTCGTTAACATCTTCAACTGTGTCACTTACATCATTTGTTTTAATATAAGCATAATCTTTTTTATCTAATTGTTGCTTGCCGATATTTCTAACATCAAAACCCATTAAGTTTCTTTTTGCAAAATATCTTAATTCTTTTAAAAATGTGTACCAATCTTTTTTATCACCATAACGCATGTCTTCAGTGATGTTATTGTTGTAATATACAACTAGTGCATCTGGATCAACAATGTTAACTGTAACACTTCCATATGTTTTTCCACTACCTGTATACTCAAGTGTAAAAATTCTACCTGCGTCTGGCTCGATAGTACTCTGTGCCTGTTCGTTTGCAATAGTTAACTTGTCAAACTTCTTGGCTAATATACTGCTTAAATCTGTCGCTATTTTATTGTGTATTTGCATAAAGTTATTTATCCGAATTGTTGGTTCTTGCTTTAGTTAAAATAGCCAGATCTTGTTGTATGAGAACAGGAATTGGAGTACTATGTCCACCGTAACACGGATGACTGTACAACCATTCTTCATGCAATCTGCACTCGTTTAACCTATTGTGTATCTTACACAACAGTCTGCCACTAGAATGCCAGTGTATCCACATTCTAGCAACATAGTTATTTAACGGTGTAATATTGTGTTCTCCTTTCCATTGCTGTACGTCTATCTGTTGCTTTCGCCAGTAAGACTTACTCCAAGGACAAACACTAACAATTGAAGCGAAATACTCACTCCAATCTATATTACTTTCTTTTGCCGCCTTTTCCGCCACGTTTTGCCATTTTAAAACTCCTTGTTTGTTACACAAATATTTATCCTACATCAATATAAAAGGCATTGGTTCTATTATATCATCAAGGTGATCTTTCATTCGTTCTTCAATACTAGCATCATAATTACGAACTACATTTGTCATTCGTATTGCTAGTAATAAACTCATTACTAAATCATCTTTCTCTCCAGGCTTTGCACTATAACTATTTCCAGTGGCAACAAAGCATTTCATTTCACTAATAAGACTTTTACTATTAAGATTAAGTCGTTTAGTTTCTATTAAAGATTTCATTTTTGCACAAGCAGATAACTTACTTCGATGTGTTGTATTAAACCCTTTACGGAATCTTTTTGCATTTCCGTGTGCTCGCGGTTCGCTCAAAAATACTCCAGGTATATTTTCTTCTCCAATTTCAGCAATACTAACAAGTGCAGCCTCTCCTAGTGTATTATTTTCAACACTATAATAGACATCATTTGGCTCGCCAATGCACTCAGCCAAGTATCCACATATTTCTCTCATAATTGCTACTTGTTGTGTTATTGGTGTTTTATTATGCATCCACTCGGCTACTTGTACTAAATTAGGCAATTCAAGTATTTGTATTGCACTATTGTCTCCTCCTGTTCCTAAACTAGGATCTAGTGCAACCATATAAGTTTGTCCTTTGACTGGCTTTTTATACCAACGTACTTGTCCTTGCTTTTCAATTGGATCTGAGCCATCAAGTTCTGCTAGTCTAACTGGATTAATTAATGTTTCTTCGTAGATAATAGGTTCGCATTCCATTTCACGTCTGAAACGTTCATCGCCAATTCTACCACGTTCTTCTATTGCCCACTGCTCATCTCTGTCTGGGTGCTCTTGCCACAAGCATTTGTAAGGAGCAAATCCGTTTGTTCCTGAATCACTTTCGTTACCATACTCATCAATGTTATCGTTTGCTTGTGTCCACAACAACCAAAACTGATCTTCATCACTGTTAGGTGTACTTGTAATAATTGCACTACCACCTGTTGCTAGTGTAGGAGATATTGATGTCCAAAATTCTGTAGCAATAGTATTACGAACAAATGCAAACTCATCACAGTATAATAATGTTATGGACATACCACGTCCGGTATTTTCTGTTGTTGCTTGTGCTACAATTCTACTTCCGTTTTCAAATTCAATTGAACCTTTGTTGTAGTTTGTAACACCTGCTCTAATATGATCAGGGCATAGTTCATATGCATAACGTATACGTTGC